AAACCTATAACAAAATGATATTTCATTGTTGGGGGCTTGGCGTGTATTGTTGGGTTTTTGTTGGAGAACATTGTGGAATATAGAGAGTTCATAAAACGGAAAGCGTTTCGTCAGATATCTGCGGGCTTCGAGTGCGGTGATTTAGATTACCCTCTTTTTGACTACCAAGAACCTATTGTTCGATGGGCGCTGAAGCGAGGCAAGGCGGCCATATTTGCCGATACTGGCCTGGGCAAAACCATAATGCAGTTAGCTTGGGCTGATCAAGTGGCAAAGCATGCATGCGGCCCGGTTTTGGTTCTTGCTCCGCTAGCTGTGTCGGAGCAAACAATTGAGGAAGGCCGCAAGTACGGGATTCACGTTGAGCGGGCAACACCTGGCGCCCCAATGTTCGGCCCTCACATAGTCATAACTAACTATGAGCAGCTGCACAAATTCAACCCAGATGATTTTCAGGGCTTGGTTCTGGATGAGTCCAGCATACTAAAAGGGATGGATGGTCGCCGAAGGAGGGAGATAACAGAGTTTGGGTTGCACATTAAATACCGTCTAAGCTGCACCGCCACCCCAAGCCCTAATGACTTTATGGAGTTGGGCACACAGTCAGAATTTCTTGGCGTTATGTCCCAAACGGAAATGCTGGCCATGTTCTTCATTCATGATGGTGGGGACGTTTCTAAGTGGAGGCTGAAAGGCCATGGCCAAGCAAAGTTTTTTGAGTGGGTGGCTACATGGGCGGTAGTGATTCGCAGCCCATCTGACCTGGGTTATGACGGATCATCCCATGAGTTGCCGCCCATTGTTTACCATTCTCACGTTATCGAGACCGAGCCAACTGAGGGGCTGTTCGTTGAGCCGGCTCAAGGATTGCAGGATCGCAACAGGGCGAGAAAAGAAAGCGTAGATGATCGTGTGGGAAAGGCCGCAGAACTCGCCTCAAAAATGGAAGGTCAGGTTCTTGTTTGGTGCCACCTGAACGACGAAAGCGAGAAGCTGACAGCCGCTATTGCTGATGCTGTAGAAGTGAAGGGGGCCGATAAGCCCGACCACAAAACCGAGGCTCTTATGGGCTTTGCTCGTGGCGATGTAAAGGTGTTGGTTAGCAAGCCAAAGATCGCCGGTTATGGCATGAACTGGCAAAACTGCCACCAGATGATCTTTGTCGGGCTTTCTGATAGCTGGGAATCCTATTATCAAGCCATTCGCCGATGCTGGCGTTTCGGCCAAAAGAACCCGGTCCATGTTCACGTAGTTTCGGCTGATACCGAGGGCGCAGTTGTCGAGAATATCCAACGCAAAGACCAGCAAAACGCCGTATTAGGTCAGCGAATGGTCGAGCACATGCGCACAGTAATGGACAGGGAGATATTCAGCGCAACAACAGAAAAAACAGAATATAACGCAAATCAAAAAATGGAGATTCCAGAATGGCTAGTGTAATTGACCAAGTATTGACGAACGACTATGCGGCGTATCACGCTGATACTGTAGAAGTGGCCATGGCCCTGCCGGATGATTCGGTTCATTTTTCGATATTTAGTCCCCCGTTCGAATCGCTTTACACATATTCAAACAGCGATCGCGATATGGGCAACAGCAAAGATTCCGGCGAGTTTTGGCAGCAGTACCTGTATTTGATCCGAGAACAATTTCGGGTTATTAAGCCGGGTCGCATTATCGCTATTCATTGCATGAACTTGCCTACTAGCAAACAGAATGATGGGTTTATCGGTATTAGAGATTTTCGCGGAGAATTAATACGAGCATATCAGAATGCCGGGTTTATTTTTCATTCTGAGGTGTGCATATGGAAAGATCCAGTAGTTGCCATGCAGCGCACAAAAGCTCTCGGGCTATTGCACAAAACCATCAAGAAAGACAGCTCCATGAGCCGTATGGGCATACCGGATAACATGATTATGATGCGCAAGCCGGGAGACAATGCTGAGCCAGTTAGCGGAGAGTTCACCTACTACGTTGGCGATCAGCCTGCGCCAGGGTTTAGGCGGCATGTTTGGAACGATGGGCGCGAATGCTGGACGGTTGAGGATGGTAGCCACAATACCAGTGTGGACGTCTGGCAGCGCTACGCATCGCCGGTATGGATGGATATAAACCAGACCGACACTCTTAATTTCAGGGAAGGGCGCGATAGCGACGATGAGCGGCATATTTGCCCATTACAGCTAGACGTAATCCAGAGGTGTTTGCAGCTTTGGAGCAACCCAGGAGAGGTGGTTTGGTCCCCATTCATGGGTATTGGTTCAGAAGGTTATATGAGCCTTAAAGCCGGACGCCGTTTTGTTGGCGCCGAGATTAAAGAATCTTATTTCAAGCTGTGCATGCGGAATTTAGAGCTTGCAAAGCACAGTCAATACGATCTGTTTTGAGGTGACTATGACCCCAGGCAGCGCCCAATTCCGCCGCGCCAACCGGCAACCAAGCTACCGCTGCATACCTCGCGATGAATATATCCAACGGGCGCACGAGTTTGCGCCCCGAGGCGAGCGGCTAGCAAAGAAGCTGGACTCTCAGAAGGTGCGCGCAATACGCGAAAACCGGCGCGGCCTGACAGATAAGCAACAAGCCGAGCTGTACGGCGTACACCCGAACATGATTTACAGGATTCGCAAGCGCCTGGCTTGGGCTTGCGTAAAATAGGTGACCCCCATGAGAACCAACCGCCACACCCCAACTTACACCATCGACCACGGCGCAGCGCGGTCTTTCCGCTACAGCGTAGAGCGAGCCATGCAAAACGAGATTAAGCACCTACGCGAGCAGTGCGCCCGGCTGGAGTCGATCAACGACCGGATAAGCATGGAGGCCGACGAACGGCGCCGGGTGTTCCTCAGGCACATCAAAGTGCTTGAGGATTCACTGCGCCGGAGCAGGCAGGACGTAAGGCAGAAGGCCGCACAATACGCCGTGGAGTATCTGCGGAGTGTTGGGCGGGCGGTTACGGTTGAGGAGGTTTTGGGGGCGGCTGGGGCGGCCGAATGGTTATAACCCACCATAAAACTATAACTATAAAGTATTAGACGCCAGAATATAAAAGCCCTATAGTTGAGGTTCAGTTAACGGCATCGAGGAACACCAATGACACCACTACAACAACTAAGGCTCGACATGAGCAAATATAGCGGCGAGGCCATTGCCAGGGCCTCTGGAGTACACGGTCACACTGTGCGGGCGATACAGTGCGGTAGGAAGGAAAACCCGCAGTTGCAGACGTTGGAGAAGATTCGCAAGGGGTTGGATAAGTTGGAGCGGGAGGGCGCGAAATGAGCGGGGAAACTAAGTGGACGCCGGGGCCTTGGGTGGCAGACGGTTTTTTTGTGTCATCGAACTCGGGCTGTGCTGTTGGCCATGACATCGTGTCTGCCTGCGGGACAGTCGGGAGGCCAGATTCGGAGACGGAGGCTAACGCACAACTCATTTCCGCTGCGCCGGATCTGTATGCCTCGCTAGAGGAAGCTAGGGGGACTATCCAAGCGCTCATTGACGAGGGATATACCGGGCACGTTGATCAGCGGGGACGAATTGACGCTGCCCTAGCCAAAGCCAGAGGTGAATCACAATGACCGAAAACAGCATGGTAATCGGCGCCCAAGACGAATACGACGATCTTTGCCGGGAGGACCCAGCCGCAGAGGCGCTATGGGATGCTCGAGTGATCGAATTCCAGCGGGAGTTGTTGAACAACATTGAGGCAACACCCGCGGATCACGACTGGGACGACCTGGCCGTTCTAGTGTATGAAGACGAGGAGTTTCCATCGGCGCTGTTCGAGGCTCTGCACAGTAACCCAGAGCTTAAAATCTCTAAAATCATCCGCCAAAAAGCAGAGAAAATGGCTGAGCAGTGGAGGGAGGATAACCAGTGATTCCCTTTCTTTGTATGGCGACATTCGTGGCTATTTTTGTTGTCTTGGCAGCATTGTCACTTTTAATAGGCGAGTGGAATTTCGCTGTTGGGACAGCGTTCGCTTTTATTTCTGGGCTTATTTTGGGCATAGAGATAATTCCACGGCTGTCCAACTGGTTCGTTTCTTTAGAGAAGAGATTGGAGGAAAAACAAAAAATGACCCCCGAACAAAAACGCAAACAAGAGCAGATCGACCGCTGCTATCAAGAGGGGCGGGACGCATACCCTGGCCCTGAGAATAACCCCTACCTTCTTGGGCAGCTATTGGAGCGCTGCGCCTGGTCTGGTGGGTATCACGATCGTAGAAGGGAGGTAGAGGGGTAATGAGCGTTAAAAAAGGCGACCCGGTCCGGGTGAGACTTTCTACCGGAGAGGTGGTCGATGCGGTTTATTACGGACCCTCGAAGCTGGAAAAATGCCATCGCGTAACTATCGGGGGAATCCCATATCTGGCTCTAGGTGGAGATCATGAGCGTAGAGGGGTTCTTCTCAAGCACGAATGCCGCTTCGTCGGGCCAACGCCAACAATAAAAGATTAGGAGCAACCAATGACTGATGAATCTGTTCACGATGCAACCGAAGAGTGGGTAAGGCGCAGTATCACAAAGGAGTTCACACCAATAGATATTAACGATGTGTATAAAGCGTTTGCGGCTGGCGCCCGGTGGCAATCCCAGCAGGCGCAGGGGAAGCCTGTAGCGTTTGCTCGGATGTTGGGTGGCGAAGTTGACTGGGATGAGAATTGTCTATTCCCGGATGCGGAAACCGGAATAAGTGACTTGGATGGACGGGGAGACTCTGACGAGTACGAGATTGTAC